ATGTCCGTGGCGGACGTTCCCCCGTTCCAGTAACGGGAAAATTTCGGTTCGCCATTTTCAACATACTGACAACCCATAAAAACCCCGGAAGGCTTAAGAGTAGTAGCAATAAAGGGTGAGATAGTTGCAAAGTTTGTGCCCGGAAGAACGACCGGATCACCCGTGAAAATGTTGTTGGTGGGCGACTGCGCCTGACCCGTAGAGGTCAACGTAATCATGTCCGTGACGGCTTCATTATTGTAGCCACCACCTTTTTTGCGAGCCGGGACGAAACCACGAAATGCTTTAGTAGTAGACATGTTTCATCTCCTTGATTATGAGGAAGTTAGTCCTGAAAGGACGGTTGTCTTCCTCTGGTTGTTACTGAGCGGCTAGAGTTTGTGATAGGCATTCTTGAATCTGAATTTTTCATAAGTTGTGCATTAACTGCATCCATCATGGCATTCGATTTATCTTCATAGAACCTTCTCTTAGCTCTAACCTTTCCGGCGGGCATTTTCGCCAAAGCCAAGTCCCCACGACAGACTGCACCTTGATACCGGCCTTCATCCCTTACGAAGGATGTAATGGTTAATTCAGGAACCTCATCAGGAGTTACAAGCACCCAACCTTCTTGAAGTCGTTTACCCACATTAAGAACATCATCAACACCTCTGACGGATATACGTATCCAACGATAAGCCATGCCCTCAGAATCAAACCTAGCTTTAACCGAGTCTGGTATCTCAAGTGCATTAGGCTCCTCAAAAGTCCAATCATCTTCTCTCATATTATTTTCCCGAACGTCACTACTACGTAATTCATTTCGTGTATTCATTTTATTTCCTCCACGTCTCTAATTAATATTTGTATATTCGCCGTCAGCTTGCGTAATTTTAAGCTTTTCGGCGGCATACTTTTCAAGTGGGATACCCCATTTATTAGCAAGATGTACATCTTCTTTTGAAAGCTTTATCTTCCTATTAGAGTTCGGAGACGAGCGTGAAGCCCCCGATACCACCTGAGCAGGTTTTCTCGTGTTTTCCTGCACACGTTCCGCAGCTTCTCCAAACTTATGTGGAAAAGCGTCTTTAATCCTGTTATCCACTTCTTCATAGAAATCTTCATCATCTGGACTGTATCCTTGTTCTTTAAGATCGGAATCAATTGCCAGAGCAGCAGCAGTCATTACCTTATCTTCGCCAAACCACTTATTAGTGCCTGCCCACTCTTCTGCTCGTCTGTCTCTGCGTTGCGGTACCTGAGCAGGCGGCGGGACTGGAGGTGCGACATATTCCCCGGAATAACGAGATTTAACAGAGGCAACATTCTTCAGATCAACCTGAGCCTCATTAAGCATCTCCTGTGCTTTAAGTACTCTGTCCTTGTCGCCTTCTTCAAAAGCTTCCAGATAAGCCTGTCGTGCCATATCTATTTTGTCTGTTAACTGCTTCTCAGATACTTCCAGACTATTTTTACTGACATGGAAGACTTCTTGGTCTTTTCGATTCAGTGTTTCAAGAAGCTGTCTATTATTTTCTTGCAGTTTTTCAACTTCTTCTTCACGATCTTTACGTTGACGAATAAGCTGTCTAATTCTTTTCTCAGCACCCTTGGTTTCTATACCCTTAAGTTCTGGTTCTTCTTCTGTTTCTTCTTCCAAAGTTTCCATGTAGTGAGAGGGATCTTCTTTTTGAGCCTCAACTACAGGCTGCTCCTCAATTTCTGCGGGAGCATCTTCTTCAATTTCGTATTCTATTTTATCTTCTGAAACTTCAATATCATTCCAGCCATCTTTTTCCGACATTTTTTTCTCCGTTGCTAACGATACAAACGATTTACGTTAATAATATTATACCACACTATACTTCTTTTCCCAAATTAGTTTGACCCCTTTCCTAGATTAAAGGTGGGATCAAGATCTTTGGGATCTTCTACCCGCATTATAATCTGATCATCAAAGAGCAGAATAAGGCGTACACCCTTATAAAAAAGCTTGGTTCCGGCATGCTTACCATAGCAAACATAGTCACCTACGCTGCACCATGCACCACCCGGAAACTTATCCTTATCCATATATGCCAAGTCACCAAGAGAGATAACCTGTGCCACAGTGGTTAGATAAGACATATCATCTTTGGTAGAGTCGGGCAGCAGAATACCACCCTTTGTTACACTTTTTACCGAAACAGGTCGTACCAGAACATGAAAACCCGGCAGTTCTGGCAGTGGTGAGGGATCAGGAACATCTTCAATATCAGTAATCCAAAGATCGTTCTTAAGCGCCCCGCCCATATTTACTTGTTGCATCTCTTTAGTCATCCTCCGTATACATACGTTTTTTTACAATATCAATTAAGTTGTCTCTTGACCACTCAATACCTGTGATAGACCCTACAATCTGACGGTAGTGGGAATAATCTTCCGCAGAACCGTTTGACAATGTAATTCTAAGATTATCAATTTCTTCATTTAAACCTTTGATTACTTCGTCCCAGATGTTCATTTATTTTGGCGGGTCTTCTTAACAGGCTCAGGAAACTTCCAACTTGAATCTTCCCACTCATTAAATTCACTGCGAATTGCTTTGGTACCATAAACACCTGCGGCCCATGGATCACCAAAACTCTTAGACTTATCCTTTACATGTTCAGGATATCCCTTACCCTTCTTCATCATAGTTATTCTCCTTCTGAGATACTGCTAATTGTGTTAAGGCTTCAAGAGCCTTTTCTTCCATATCTTTATCATCTTTCATTTTTGCCTGTAACATATCTTTGACACTTCTGGCAACTTCTCTTTCATTCTCTGCTGTAACTTTAAATTCTTCAAGATTAAGTTTACCTTCAATATCAAGCTCTTTAATGCGTTGTTTGGCCTGACGATCAAGTTCGCTTTTTTCTTCCTTCATACTATTACTGGCATTTACCTTAAGAAGATCAATAATCTGATCGGCTTCTTCAAGCTTAAGTTTCTTTGTCTTAAGTTCCAGCTCAGCAGCCTGAACCATGGTATCAGATTGTAGCTTCTCTCGTTCAAAGCTGACCTTTTCCTGCTCCAAAGAAACAAGCTGTTGCTCAGGGGTGGGGGGAGGCGGTTTTGAGTTGGCCTGCAATATTTGCTGTGCGGCCTGTGCCATGACCATCTCAACTGTTGAGGGGGTCTGTTCCTGTCCGGGAGGTGCCTGTTGCATCATCTGCTCGGTCATGCCGTTTATCTGTTCCTGATACTTCATAATAGAATGCTCTTGCATGTTGGCCTGAATAATTGGAACAATACGCTGCATAATAGGATTAGCACCATTCATAGGATCTTGCAGATAATTCATCTTGATCTGAATATGTGCGTCATGGTTCTGGCCGGGGAATGCGGCAATGGGGATACCCTTTGTGGCTGCCATAATATCAGATACAGGATCAAGTTCATGCGGTTCAATTTTTATTGGCAGAATTTCATCAACATTTGGCATGTTAGATGCATTAAGAATAGTACGATTCAGTGCTTCCAGATTGAACATTCCCGGAGGAGACTGCTGTGCCATTTGCAGGGCCATATTTGCCAGCATCATGCGATGAGCATTGCTGGGAATATTAGGATCACTGACCGGAATAATATCTATACGCCCATCAAAATCTTTCTTGAAGATGCTGCGATCTTCGTTGGGGACATCATAGGGATATTCTTCAGGAAGATAATCATAATCAATACGGGCCAGAATTCTGAACTCATCTTTCTGCGACTTGTGCAGACGTTTATGGATGGCACTGAAGAACTTACTGCTGGCCTCAAGAAGTGCCATTGTGGTTCCAACAGGTCCATAGGAGGCAGCATCGGAGATAACCTGCTCCGTACTGTCCGCAAACTTCTGCCCAGCAGCAGCCACGAAATTCAGCATATTGAATAGAGTTTGGGAAGGCTCTTTATAGGGAAGGGGAACAATAGCCTTTGACAAATCTATACCGGTTGCCTCAACCTCCTTGAACTCGCCGGGAGCAATTGGAGAATTGTCGCCAACTATCCGCACTCCCTTAGCCTTAAACCCTCCCGGTAAATTTGCAAATTGCCCTGCATCTATCAGCGAACGCATCGCCGCAGTGGCACTCATAGTCAAATTACCAAGGAAGTGAATAAGACCAAGACCATAGAAACCAAAGCCCGGAACAAATCTATAATGCACAAAGTGACTTATTTTTTCTTTGTTCGGATCATCTTGCTTATAGTTTCTACGGATACTCAGAATCTGCCGAGACTGATGCTCAACAGTAACAATATAGGGGAGAGGAATATCATCGTCTTCAATATCAAGATAACAGTGCTGTTCCAGCAATACATACTGAGGATCGTTATCTGAGGAGGGGGACAAACCAATAATAGTATCCATCTTTTCTGCAAATGATGTAATATCACTGGCTGATGGTGTGGGAAGATCAACATCCTGATAAACACCGGCATTGATCTCTCGTGCCATCTCAACAGGACTGCGATATATTACATGGGTATATCGATCTGCATTGGCAAGATCAGTGGCATAATAAGAAATATAGAATTGATCAATGGGGATAAACTCAGAACGGGGGCGCTTTGTGGTTGCATCATAGTACAACTTCTTAAAGGCCGATCCAATAATCGGTAGGTGGAACAACATTCTTTCAAACTCATCAAAGTATTCAGGCATCTGCTCTGTTACTTGATAGTTCATAAAGTTCTTGACACGATTAGCCTGTTCTTCTTTTTCAGGGGTAGTCTTACCAAATATCTGTGTCTTGATGGGACCAATGGATGGGAAAAGCTCACCTGAAGCTTTGGACTGGAATTTAACAGCCGATTCTATGAGCAGGGGATGTACAGCAGTACATGCTCCCTCAAAAGGTTCTGAACCCTGCTCAAGCTTAAGACCAAGAAGATCAAAGCCACTTTCAAACATGGACTCCCAGTCAGCACGGGAATCTTTATCAGATTGGAAATTTTCAATAACATCACTGGCAATGGAGTCAAGTTCGCCATCATCCAGAATTTCAGAGATATCGCCGTACCATTCGGAAATCTCTTCTGAGGCTTCCATTTCCACAGTTTCCTCGGAAAAGTCTACGGTGACACCGCCATCTTCAGGATCAAGCTCAAATGTAGCACCACTCTCTTCCTCTGGCATGGGCATAGAGATAACATTGCCTACTTCTTCAGGCATCATATCATATGGATTTCTTTCAGTTGCCATAAATTTCCCTGCTTAAAAATTGTTCCCTGCATTTATTATAACACATAAATGCTTAAATCCCAAATTCTTATTAAACATTCCAGTATGTTGCTCTTCCTTTGCGAGGTCTGTCTTCTTCTTCCTCAGGATCTTCAGGATGCATCAGATGCCAAGATTCTTTCATATAGTGAACTGCCATTGTAAGGGCATCAACCTGATCATCATGGGCTGCATTGGGAAAGCGTACCAACTCTTCTATAAGATCATCTGCCCACTTCTTACTCTTGGGTATCCATAGTCTTCCAGCCTCCATGATGGGACTGGCCGCATAAACTCTGGATACCTTATCCCTGTCAGGATTATATTCCATTACTGGGAGTCCCGCTCTTCTCATATCCTGAATCAGAGACTGACCGGATGCCTTTTTTTCTACCATACAGACATCAGGCTTGTGGTTGTTATAAAGTTTCTGGGCCAGTCTTCTAAGTTCAGGGTATTCAAAGCGTCCCTTGATGTTCCCTAACAGTATCAGGTGAGCCGCATAGTCTTCTATACCATTTTTATCTTTATCATATAAGTAGAAAATACCCCATGTCTGAATAACACTGTAATCTGCTGTGGTTCTGGTGGAGAAAGCAGTATCATATGTTTGTATGACAAATTCGCAATTAGGTGGTTCATCCTCATCCCAGTCCTGAATCCACCGTTTTTTTATCAGACCACCCTCTTCAGGTGTGGGGTCTTGCATGTACAGAGAATTCCAGTATCTGCTACCATTACTGGCTTTTATTTCATTTTCATCCATTCTGAGTACCCTGTCCGGCTTCCACTCAGGAAAGTAACTACTCCCAACAGGAAGATCCAGAAGTTCTGCTGCATCCTCATCCAGCCATGCAGGTATCTTAACAACCTCCCATGGAATAGTTTCATAGTCTGACATATTCTCCTGTTGCTTCAGCAGCCAACCGCAGAGATCATCATAGTGATACCGTGTATTTATTATGACAATGGCACCATCAGGCATGATACGAGTTCTGAGTCCGGCAGGATACCATTCT